GGTCAAAACATCCAGTTGAACAGTGCCGCAGGTAACGCCGCATTCACCACAAGCGCAAGTAACTTCGCTCCAGTCTAATTTTAGATTGCGTGTGATCGACCCTGGACGTAAAAAATCCAGGGTTTTTTGTTGGCCGTAAATACAGCCATGACTACCAGGATTCGTGTGACTACTCAATTTGACTGCACAGCCACAGGGGTCACGGGACACTTTAGAACCAATGTGTTGCCATTTGATGATCGTGAAGGTCAATCTGTAACAGATCAAATGACTTGGACTAGATCAAGAAACCAACAACGCAATTGGGAAACCATACTACAGATCATTGGCCTGTATACACAGGCACAAGATATTTCGCCTACAGAGCACATCAATGAAAAATGGCAATTTGAATTCTCCACTGATTTTGATGATGTGTTTAGTGCTCATGGCGATCCATTGGGCTTGCTAAAAACCGCCTGTCGCGGAGTACCAATGTTTTACGACCTAGACACTCAGCCCAAAACTGATCAATTGGATCCAGACCAGAACATTGAATTTGCCATAGTGGACCATAAATAACGTATGGGAGCACACATGGTTGATACAACTGATATTGAAAAGAAAAGTCTCGAAGCCCACGTTGAATTGTGTGCAGAACGCTATCGTGCTCTGGAACTGCAAATAGACAGCGTCAAAGCAGAAATATCCTCTGTAAAAATAGTGGTACAAGAAATGCATGGCATGATGCACGACATAGTCAACAAACGCAACAATCAAATCATAGGTTGGGGCATAGGAATTATTGGATTTTTAACAGCAACCTTGGGCTATGTGATCTCAAATTTTGTGCTGAAATGAACGCCAGCCAAAAACTTGCGGCATTGGCCGAGCGAGAGTTGCCTAAATTGCTAGATCATGTGATTGTGGCAGATGGTGAAAAATACCGTGTGTTTGGCTCATATGTCATGCGTCAAACCACCCAGGGATATTCACTAACTTATCAAGACACGCCGGTGGGAACATTTACCAGCACTAGAAGCGCAGTGGCCTGGTGTATAGCCGATAAAAACCGTCAATACCGCCTGGCTAATGAAATACAGCACCTGGATTTTACCCTGTTAAGATTGCGCAACGACATTGAAGTACGTAGCAGTCAAGCCCAAAAAAGTTATGGAATATTTTGGGAAACAGTCAGTGCCAAAGCCGCACACAGGCGAGAACAAAGTCAGCAGATAGAAAATGAATTAACAAAATGTATAAATTCGGCTAAATACTGGCAACTTCGAGGAAGCAACAATGAAACTGCAAGAACTGGCCGTAACACGCCCTACAAAACAAATCGCTAAAGTGTTCGAGAGTCACTTTGACCAACGTCTATCTTTTGACTCAATGAACCGTGGCCAAGTGCGCGGCATGCTACAACGTGTGCGTGGCCTGGTCAGCGAACATCGCGCCAGCCCAGCATTTCATTACAGCGAAAAGAATCCTGCCTATCTAAAACTCATGATGATGGAACAGGCTCTGACACAACAACTTCGCGAGTATGGTGCTTCCACATCAGGCTCTACTCCTGGTGCACCCGGTGCTACTGCCGCATTGTCGACTGTGCAACAGCAACAGAAAAAGAAACAGATGCAGGATGAGATCAAGCAAAAGCAAAAAGAAATTGCCGACTTGCAAAAAGCCATGATGAATCCAACAATGGCAGCAGAAAACAACACAGGCAACTTCTTGCGTGAATCAGAAATTCAACAAGCACAAGTGGTATTGGCCGCACAAGACATGGTTGACCGTGTGCAGAAAATGTTGGAAGACACAACAGAAATGCAATTTAAAGAATTGCCCGCATTGGTTGATTCAATCAAGAATGAAGTTGGCATGGATCAAGCCGCACAATTCAATGCAGATGCAGCCGCCGCACTGTCAGGACTGGTACAAAATTTACAGGCCAGCAAAGGCCAACTGGAAGCCGCACTGGGTGTGGTAACAGGCCAAGGTGCTGGTGCTGTGGTGCCTGGTGCTGAAATGGGCGCAGACATGGGTGCCGAGTTAGGTGCAGACATGGGTGCTGAACTAGGCGCAGAGGCCGGGCTTGATGCCGCTGCCGCTGATGCAGGCGCTGAACTTGAACCAGAACCCGAAGCCACTACACCAGCCGCCAGTTTGGGCCGCGGACGTAGATAATGCGTATCGACGAAGTTGGCAACGGCCGGTCAGATGACACAGCCGCTCGACTTTTAGGCTTGGCCGAATTCTTATTGGGCCGAGCACGAGACACAGGTGGCCAAAAACAAATCAGCATGCAGACTTTTTTGAATCTGGCTCATAACATGCAGATTGATCTTACCCCAGAAACTCTTCAGAACATGGCCAGCCAGGCACCTCTCAATGGCGTGTTCATGCCCATTGAACCCAATTCGGGTGTGATCAAATTCAAAGGCAATGATTCTGGTACTGTGCCCATGCCGGTGAACCAAGCCCAAGACATTGTGGCTGCGGCAGCCAAACGAGCATTAAAATAAATCAAATATAGTCAACTAACGATTGACCTAACATGTTAAATAGTGTATACTCAACTATGGGGAGGCGTATATGAAACTGCGTAAATTAAGAGACAAATTATATCATGCCATCTTCAAACATGATAGTGCTAAAGAAAAAAAAGTTTGGTTCAAGATCCTTAAAAAATCTACCAAACACAAACACACTGAGGACATACGATAATGGCATATTCAGATCGAGTGATTGATCACTACGAAAATCCACGTAACGTGGGTAAATTTGAAATTGACGATACCGTTGGTACCGGCATGGTTGGTGCGCCTGCTTGCGGTGACGTAATGAAGTTGCAGATAAAAGTAACAGATGGGATTATCACAGATGCAAGATTCAAAACATATGGATGTGGAAGCGCAATCGCGAGTTCTAGCCTCGTTACGGAATGGGTCAAAGGTCGTACACTTGAAGAAGCAGGATCCATTCGAAATAGCCAAATTGCTGAAGAACTTGCTCTTCCACCAGTCAAAATCCACTGTTCCATCTTGGCCGAAGACGCCATCAAAGCCGCAGTAGCAGACTATCGCAAAAAGCATGATCTCGTTCACTGATACAGCACGGAACAAAATACAAAAGTTAGTTACAACCAAAAACTATGCTGGTATTCGTCTTGGGGTTAAAACCACAGGTTGCTCCGGGCTTGCTTATGTGTTAGAGTATGTTCGAGAATACACATCGGAACAGTATGTTATCAATTATGCACAGCCAGAATTTGTTGTGCTAGTAAATCAAAAAGACAACGTGTATCTTCAAAACATGACAGTAGACTATGTGCGCCAGGGTCTTAACGAAGGCTTTGAATTCTCAAACCCCAATGAGCGTGACCGTTGCGGTTGCGGAGAAAGTTTTCGAATATAGTTGACAGTTGGACTATAATAGTCTATAATTGACTATAATTATGTATAATCCAAAATTCGACTATCAGCCTATTCCCCGAGTCACAATAGAGGGTCGGCGTTACTATGCCACCCCTGACGGCAACAACTTGCCGTCAGTGACCACAATCCTAGACAAAACAAAACCCCCAGAAAAAGTCGAAGCACTAAACCAATGGCGACGTCGTGTGGGCGCAGAAAAAGCACAGCAAATCACAACTGAAGCAGCCAATCGTGGCACACGTATGCACACGTATCTTGAGCAGTATGTCAAGGAGGGTGCTATCAAAGAGCGCGGATCAAATCCTTTCTCGTGGCCCAGCCATGTGATGGCAGAAACTGTGATTAGAGATGGCCTTAAAAATGTCAGTGAATTTTGGGGCATTGAAGTTCCGCTATATTTCCCCAGCATTTACGCAGGCACAACAGATGGCGCAGGTATACATTTGAATGAAGAATCCATACTGGATTACAAACAAACCAACAAACCCAAAAAGCGCGAATGGATTGATGATTACTTTGTGCAACTGTGTGCCTACGCAGAAGCACACAACGAATTACATGGTACACGAATACGCAAAGGCGTGATTTTGATGTGTGTCAAACCCGATCTAGATGAGCAACACAATATCATTGGCGAGCCACAATATCAGGAATTTGTGCTGGAAGGCGCAGAGTTTGATCGTTACCGAGATCTATGGTGGAAAAAGGTCGAACAGTACTACATGCTAAATATGTAATATCCAAAGGACTATCACCGTGGCAATTGTACAAGTATCTCGAATCACAAATCGTAAAGGTCTAGCAGAAAATGTGCCGCAACTGGCCGGCGCAGAACTTGGCTGGGCCATCGATGAACGTAGACTGTTTATCGGCAACGGCACCCTGCAAGAAGGCGCCCCTGTCATTGGCAACACAGAAGTGCTCACTGAGTACTCAGACGTGTTCACTGGTCGCACACAGTTTTCGTTTGGCAACTATGTTGTAAATGCAGGAACCACTGCAACCTTGGCCAACAATGCCACCACAGAAACGGTGTTTACCATTGACGCCAGCACAATTCCAGCGTTTGAAGTAAAATACATGATACGCCGGGGCGTTTTTACTAGAACCGGCACATACATTGTTGTAGGCAGTACAGATGGTTCTGGTAGTCTGCCAACCCCAGTGGATGCTAATCCTTTACAAAACGGATCTACCGGCGTCACCTTCACAGTGACTGAAAGCGCCAGCACTATTACATTTGCTTACTCCAGCACCAACACAGGTGTAACTGGAACTCTTTATTATTCTATCAGTTACTTTTTACCTACAGTTTGATGTGGCCGCTTACATTTGAACAGCGCCTACATGCGTGGGGCGCTCTTCGCGAAACAGTACAACACGCACCGGTTGAACAAGTCCTTACCGAAGTCAATACCTGGTGGTTTCAAGCACCTTGGCGAGCATATCATTTGCACTGGGATGATCGGCCAAACTGGCCAGATCCTTGGGAACTTTTAAGCGATAATATCTATTGTGATCTTGCTCGCGGGCTGGGAATCCTGTATACTATAACTCTGCTGGATCGTGCTGATCTGCAGGATTCAATATTGGCGGAATCAGATCAGGGCAATTTAGTCCTGGCACAGCAAGGGAAATATATATTGAATTGGGACTCGCAACAAGTGTTAAATATCAATCCAGGGCAGATCAAGGCCCAGCACAGCATAACGCAAGAACAAATACAACAACAAATCGGATAACAATGAAGCAAATTATAGTACAAAAACGCAGTGGTAGCCGCGAGCCACTTGCATTGGAAAAATGGCAAGCACAAATAGCCAAGGTTTGTGCAGGCATAGCGGATGTCAGTCAAAGCATGATTGAGATCAAAGCCCAGTTGCATTTTTATGATGGCATCACAACCAAAGAAATCGACGGCATCACACTCAGAGCCATAGTGGACCTGATTGACGTAGAATCAAACCCTGATGTGGGCCACACCAACTATCAGTTTGTGGCAGGCAAGCAACGACTATCAATGTTGCGTAAAGATGTATACGGTTCATACGATCCTCCTCACCTGTATGAGATTGTGAAGCGGAATGTGGCCACTGGCCTGTACACTCCTGAACTCCTGGAATGGTACTCAGAGGAAGACTGGAATCGCATGGAAGACATGATTGATCATGTGAAGGACGAACAGTATTCATATGCGGCAGTGGAACAACTGATTGAAAAGTATCTGGTCAAGAATCGTTCAACAAAAGAAATTTACGAAACACCACAAGTGCGTTACATGATTGCGGCTGCCACGGTGTTCCACACGGAAGAACCCAACACAGCCCGTATGCGTTACATAAAGGAATACTACAATGCCGCAAGTGATGGATTATTTACCCTTGCTACTCCCGTCCTTGCTGGTCTCGGTACCCCTACTAAGCAATTCAGTTCGTGCGTACTCATTCGCAGTGATGATGACCTGGATAGTATTTTTGCTAGTGGTGAAATGATGGCCAAGTATGCCAGCAAACGTGCAGGCATTGGTTTGGAAATCGGAC